AAAGTTGGTATTTGTTGTATTACCCCACGTACCAGACTGTTCGCCCGTGGCGATTTTCTCAATACCGCTTCCTGTATATGTACTTGCCATTTTGTTTCCTTACGCCGCTATTTCAGTCCAAATTGTAGTTTCCGGTGGTATTATACGCCCCCATACAAGTACAGAAGCAGTTCCCCCAGTTGCTGAAACACCAGTCACATTAACATTAGCATCGCACTCGCATACGATGTTAGCAGAATCCACAACCCCTGTCGAGCTTATGCCTGTCGGAGCTACTGGAACAATCTGATCTGTAACCGCAGTTATCTGGCCTGTGCCGCCAAAAGATACAAGCCCTGCATCCGTGTTGGCTTGCCCACCCATGCCACTATGGTTTGTACAATAGTAATATAAAGTAGGTGCGCCAGCCGCCACAACTATCTGAGTATATGCCCCAGAAGAGCCGGGGGTTCCGCTGGTTGTCACACCCGTGGTATATGCGCTTCCACCGCCATGACTACCGTCTGATGTTATAGATAGTCTTAAAGGATGACCGCTATTAGAAGCATCAGACTGATCAAACTTATAGGTGTTTCCTTCCACAAGAGTAAGCGTAGGTTGTGCGCTACCACCTATGTTGTACTTATTTCCATACCCTGCATTTACAACAGTAACGGCAAACTCCGTTAAAGGAGAGGCTGGTACAGAAACAGAAGCACCCGCTTCTATCGTGGCTGATTCGACTTGACCTGTTGCTGCCACTCCCGTGACATTTACATTTACCCCAGTACCAACTGTGATGGCTACGGTGCCTACAAAGGTTGAAGCCGCCAGACCTACGTCTGGTATAGAAGCCGCTCCCTCTACCGTTACCGCACCTACAGAACCAGTAGCTGAAATAGGAAATGCTACATCGTTGCCCCACGTACCAGAACCCCACGCTTGTGTAGAGGAGTTCCAGCCAGCAAAGACAACTGTAGCATCAGCCATATTTAAGCAATCCGTATGAGGGCGTTAGACGCATCAGCCGTTGGCATAACGATCTTAAAGTCACCATTGGTTGAGGCCTTGTCAGAGCCAAAGTCCAGAACAACTACTGTATTAGTAGTTCCTGATCCAGCGCCTTCAGTTGTGTTATAGATCAAAGCGCCCCGTGCAGTGATTGTTGCAGACGTAAACGTAAGATCTGCAAAATCTGTAAACGCCGTTGTACCAGATGTGGCTGGATTAACGCGAGTTAATGTCCCGCCCCCTGCGCTATATGAACCAGAGTTACTGACCTCGTTAGTCGAAGTATAGTCCGTAGTCGCCGCTGTAAACGAAGCGCTATTGGTATACAAAGCTAACTTAAAGGTATCACCGCCTGAATTTAAAAAGTTGTGCCCACCCTCAAGAAGCTCTTTTTTAAAAGAGGTACACATAAAGTTTCCGCTGAAAGCCATTTTAAAGTCTCCTTATAAGTTCAGCAAGTTTCGGATGCCCTGCATCTATAAGGGCGTTATACACAGTTGTACGATCACTGCGAATAGCTTGACGCATGTAGTAGGCAACAGTGCGTTCCATTTCTGCCTTGTAGGCATTTGCCTGATCTCTAATCGCAGGGTGTGTTGAATCAGATACACTTATCAGTTTACCCACACAGTCCTTTGATATCTCTTCAGGTGTAAACCCACGATTATGGGTTGTTTGTACTCCAACAATAGATTCGCTTTGAGGTACATCTACCTTCACACTAAACATTTATAGCTCCAGCCTTGGTTCGCTGCGATAACTATCGCGCTTCAGTCTACCCTCACCTAAAATCATAAGTCGCTTTAACGCTTCTTGGTACTTTTCTTCATACTGAGCAAGCAAATCAGCATCACCCTTCATGAATATGTAAGCTTCTACAAGAGACCCGTACAACAAAGCAACCTCTGCATTATCACCAAGCCAAGATGTTGATGATGTAACTATAGACGGTGGATCGTAATAATAGTGCAATTGAACTTCATATGCGGCATCTGGGGTTGGGCCTAATATAAAGTTTCCAGAAGAGTTAGTTGATGTGAAGTCACCATCAAACTCAGCGTAATACTTAGGTCTGGAATATGATGTCTTTGATGGATACGCCTCTCTAACAAAATTAACATCTTTGTTGAGAAGGAAGTGATAGTCTCCATCGCCATCTATAACTGCCATAGAAAAGGGTGCCAAGAAGTCTGATGGCCTAGCTATGAACCTAACCTGCTGGGTCATGTTCGCCGTAACATTCTTGCGGAGTTCAGGAATTAACACAGTTCTATGTATTTTCTCTTCTGCCTGACGAACAAACGTAGGAATTTCAGCGACAAAAGTTGTCTCATCATTCTCCGTGTAAGCCTGTATAGCTGCTGTTAATTCTGAATAGTTCATTTGAACTTTCCTTTAGGATATTCTAAACTTGCCACCTTGAGTGGCAGCGCCCATGCCACGGCACACCTTGCCACCACTAGCCAAGCCTAGTGCGCTTTTAATGTCTTGTTTGGGTTCCGTATTGTGATCTCTAGTTCTTCTGCGAACAGCTTCTTTTATAATTCTTTTTTTTGTACGATTTTCTTCAGCCATACGTTTTTTCTTCGCCGCTTTTTCAAGGTCTTTTGGTCGTGCTTTCGGTTTAACATCCTCAACGCCCATTTTAACTCTCCTCTTGGTACAGGTTATCGAATATTTTGTTGACATCCATAGTATAGTCTAAATCGGATTTTGAATAGTGTATATGTTGAGATGGCTTGAAGTCTGGGGCACCAGTACCAGTCTCAAACCACGCAGGATGAGTAACCCTTACACGATTGTTAGGCAGTGCCACCACATTACCAGTCCATTCCCCAGCGTCTAAAAGCTGCATAACATGGCTTTGCTTATGTTGCGCTGGGTCATCCGCTATCTCACCTTCCGAATAATCAACGGTGAACATATACTTCGCAGGATACATATTCCCATCTATCTTTGCCAACCAAGGACATGGTGTTGCCCTGTCCAAGACGTACACAGCATGGTTGTAGGACGAACAGTCCCAAGGCTGGGCATCATGCACAGCCATAGCAGAAGGCCACTCATTGAGCGGCTCATCGGCTACAAGAGCGGTTATAGGCATTCTCGCCCACATTGCGCCACCATGTACGTTCTCTTCTTCATCTTCATCCGCTTCGCATCCCGTAAAGATAACTTGAAAGCTCAAGCATCTATTTGGCATTGTCGTTACCGCTATTGCCATCGCGTGTAAGAACTCGCCGTGGTATTGTTCATGGTTGTGAGTATACTCACGGCGAACCCAACACTTGAAGTGCGGTATGTTACTTTGCAAATAAGCCAATCTATCCCCCCAAGTTGACTTTACTTTTTAGTCTTACCGCCTTTTGCATAACCTTTTTTCTTCATAGCCCCGCCTTTCGCGTAGCCCTTTTTCTTCATCATCATAGCGCCACCCATTTTCTTTTTAACAGCGCCACCTTTTTTCATTTTGCCTACACCATCAGCCGCAAACGCTGGGACACTCTTCCCATTCTTTTTGACCATAGGCATCTTGCCACCTGACTTCATTGCCACGGGCTTTTTCTTTTTCATTGCGCCGCCAGCCATCTTCTTAGCAACGCCGCCTTTAGCATAGCCTTTTTTCTTCATCGCCATTTTAAACTCCTATGTTGTTTCGACGGTAACAGTTCCAACTTCAGCTTTCATAAACTGAAGCTCGTTCCATACAGGATTCCACCCAAACAATCCGCGACTTTCAGCCAAAGACGTATCAGGCCTTGGATTTCTCAAAGACTGGGGATCGTTTATCTTTACTCTACCCAAAAAGTTTTGTGGTTGGTCTGGGTCAACAACATCACGGCCTACCAAGAATCCAGTCTTAACGCCGTTGTTAAACTCAGGCACAAGATCAGCCAAAGGATACCTGAACCCTGTCTTGTCACAGTAACCAAAAGCGTACTTTCCTCTAGCGTAACTCATCCTGCACCCGTCATAAATGTGTTAAACGGGACAAACTTAATTGATGCTGTCTCTTCATCTTCCCCAGCGGCAAGCTGAAACTGGAACTCATACTCTTGTTTTAACCCAGCAGCCATCTGTGGGTTCTTTTTCATGGCAATATAGTAAGCCATACCCGCGACTAAACATGGAACAAATCGAGGCGGTACAGATGATACCTCTGTACCTATGCCAGATGACAACCCGTCAATACCCTTTAACCTATGATACGCTATTTGATAGGTTGTTGTGTTATCAGGAACAGGCCACAAGGTTACTTTTGTTTCTGTCGGGAGCCTTTGGACGTAGATTTGGGTCGGCCTACCTTCCGTGTTTTTGTTGGTTTGCTGGGCGTAGGTCGAGACACTGACTCTTTCGAGCGAGGTGTCGATTTGGTTTGTGCCTGTTCCTGTGCGGATTTGGTGTTCGATGATGTCGATTGTATCCGCAGGAAGGGTATACGTTGCCGTACCCGCTGTAACAGCGAGCGTACCCGCTTCAATAGTGAAGAGATTAAGGCCACGATTTTGCCACTCCAATGTTAAAAGGTTTAAACTTCTTCGTGCAGTTTTAAGATCATACCCACTACGCATCTCAAGGCCAGCCCGTTCATAGGCTTCCTCAAAGATCTCTGGCATGTCGGGGGTTACTACAGCCATTATGTCACCACGCTCCTAAACCGTTTGGTTTTCTTTGCAATCTTTTTAGGCTGCTTGGCAACCTGCTTGCCCTTCTTGGTGGCCTCGCGTTTCTTCTTTGTAGTAGCGGCGTACTCCGCAGAGGTCAAAGACTTGATAGCCTTCTCAGGAAGATATCGCTCGCCTGTAGCCTTGCTCCCTTGCGTCGATGGCTTGCCAGACTTTGTTCGCCACTTCTGCTTTGTCCAAGACTTCAAGCTCTTCTGTGACTTCTTGAGCGCCATTAACCTCTATAGCCCCCACCCGCTTTTTTATAAGCCTTCGCCAACATTTGCGCTTTTCTTGCTGACCATTGACCCGGCTTGCCGCCCTTGCCACCAGCCTTTATACGATTAAATATACGCTTTCTCTTCTCTGGTTGGGTGTAATTGCCAGCTTCATTAACCCGACTTTTAGATTTCTTCTTTGTTTTGCCACCTTTGCCAAAACGAATAATCTCAAGGTCTTTAGCATCATCACCTGTAGAGGTTCTGTTACTTGTTAGTTGACTGCCCATCTGGGAACGAGAAATAGCCATTTAACATTTCCACCGTTTTCTTGCTTGCCTCAATCTGCTGTTAGGATCTTTAGCAGCTTTAGGAAACTTCTTCATCTGTCCAGCGGAACGGGCGCAGAAAGACTTGCGCCGCTTTGCATCCTTACTCCCCTTCTTAACCGTGCCTGTGACAGCCGTTTTTAGCTTAGATCCGGGGTTATCTCTGCGATACTTTGCAACGCCTTTCTTAGTCATCCCCGCCCCAGACTTTGTGGGACGTTTATGACCACCTTTTATGCTGTGCCCCTTCATGGAGCCTTTCTTTTTCTCAGCCATGACCTACTCAAAAAATATTGTAACGCTTACGTTTGATGGTAGGGAAGCGTACACTCCGTTCTTAGCTAGGATGCCATCTCCCGGTATTATTATATCAACCGTGCTTACAGCCTTTTCATCAACTTCAAGCAAAACTGTACCTGATGCTGCGGATGCATTATCATAAAATACGACATCACCTGAACCTCCAGATGCCGTATTCACAACCACACCTCTTAGTCGGCACCTTCGATTTACAAGTGCCGCTGAGGTATGCGAGTGTATAGATAGTACATCATTACCAGCCATACATCACTCCAGTAATAGAGTTATCACTGAACCAGTGCCTGATAGAGCAGACACATAAGCACCATTATCAGCAAGTATACCATCGTTAGGAAGGAACACATCGTTCCATCCCGCTGGAAGAGTTAGATCCAACAGAGTGTCTCCTGATGCGGAGCCATTCTTAATGGTAAAGGCTGTGATGTTAGTGGCATATACCAAAACGCCCTGTATTCGACTTCGTGCGGGGCCGACGACCCCTGCACTAAATCCTGATGTTGCGACATTAAATGCCCGTATTTCTTGACCAGCCATCTAGGCCTCCTTACGGCTGAACAGCCGTATTAAACGCTTGAGCATACATCACTGTTATAACAACTGATCCCGCATTTGTACCTGCACTTGAGGTCGCAGTTAATTTCAAATCAGATGTACCAGTGTTTTTCCATGTAAGTGTACCACCGCCAGAAGCGCCTAACGCCTTAATACCTACAGTAGTTCCAGAAGCAACAGCATTAACAAGGGTCGCTGCACCGCCTACGGTATCACCAACACTGATATTCGTCGTAGTGTTAGCAGCCACTTCTAAATCAATGATAATGTCTACGATTTTTGAGTTGGCAGGGATTACCACATTTGTGGCTTCTGCTGCGACAGCGCCGCCAGAAATATCCATTACATGTTGTTGAGTCATTACAACATAACCTACGTTTGCTATGTCTGACCCAACAGTAGTGCCCGTTGTGTTGCGGATGTTGCCAGCCCGTATAGGACCAGAAAAAGTAGTAGTACCCATGTCGATCTCCTGTCTGGGTTAGTCAGACACACCATGTGTCTGTCAGGGATACACCTATAGTAATAGATATTTAAACAAAAAGAAAGGGGCAACCGAAGCTGCCCCTGAGTTATAAGTAAGGAGAATATATGAAGTACCCTCCTTATAACATACTTTATGCTCCGCGAGAAGCGTACATTCCCAATGGGTCTGAAACACCAAAGCTGTAGCGCTCACGCGCTTTATAGCGCACGTTACCGGTGTCAAAGTCACCATCCATGCCTGTTTGCATAGCGGTACGGACAAAATGCTTCATGCCGTTAGGCACATCAGTTGTGATGAAGAAGGCATCATTGTCTGTCAGATAGTGGTTCACCGCATAACCCTCTGGGATAGACCCGTTTGAGTTAAGTGCGTTGATATCATTATCTGCTGTACCAACACGCAGAGTTGTTTCCAACAAGCGAGTTGCAACAAACATTAACGCTGGTGGAATGATTAGCTTACGAGGGCGAGCAGCAATCAACAAACCACGTTCATCAGTGAACGCAGCAATATCAATAACAGCTTGCTCAAGTGAAGTCTCATTCAAGTCAGCATCAGTTGCAGGGCGGTTAGCGTTAGTAGTGCCCTCAACGGTTGGGTGCGCTGTGCTAAACAAAGTAACGCCATCACCTGAGTTAAAGGTGGTGAAGCCTGTGTTCAACAAAGAAGCAGCCTTTGTTTGCTTTGTGTATGCCATACCGCGAGCAAGAGCTTTGGTATAACGAGCAGAAAGCGAATCATACAGATTGTCTTCCATAGCCTCTTCTGTGATAGAAAAGCCCATTGCGACTGTCTCATGATTGTAACGCGCAGTGAATGATTCCTGTGCGTTGTCATAAGAAATTGAAGCACCTTCTGCTTTCACAGGGGCGGCTCCAAAACCTGATAATTTAACTTCCTCTTCAAAGCTACGCTCTGAAGTTTCAGTTTCATAGATCTCAGAATGTTCGTCTTCGTACTTGCCGTACTCCAAACCAAACAATGCATTCAGACCCGGTAACAGCTCTTTAAGGAGCTGGGCGCGTGAAATAGCCATGATTTAACCTCCTTATAAGCCTACGTTATTGGTCATCTGGTGAGCGCCCGGATTGAACTTTACAAGTACATCTGGGAACGCATCAGCAGCATCTGACACATGTGAAACGATACGAAACGCCGCTGCGGCAGTCTTCACCGTAGCGTCTAATGCAGATGTAGAGTTACCTGTCGTGGTATTACCAGTTGAGGTAGACTGTACTGCTGCAAAGAATGTGTTTGTACCGATAATTGTTTGCGCTCCTGTACCATCAAGCTGGGCTTGGAATAGTACGTTTGGATCGTCAACAACATATGCCTTGATCGCAGTGCTGCTACTGTTTGTACCAGATGGATAATACTGCGCCTGAACACGTTGGCCTGAAGAATTTACATACTCACAACCAACAAAAACGCCGATACCACCAACGCCTGTTGTTCCTGAGATGCTGTTAGATGTCAGGTCTGAACCTGAACCAGTTGCGAGTGCGATGTAACCATCAGCCCCAATGATAACAACTTGCCCGTAAAACAGGTTTGTTGCTTCTCCAGCGGGGTCAATGAGATACTGATTGGTCGCACCAGCATACGGCATTCCGTCTGCGCGGCGCACAGGTTTTAAGCCGTAGGGAGCTGCTGTAGTAGCCATTTTCTCATACTCCTAGAGTTTAAGTTACGACAAGCTCCCCAAAGGGGTTACTTGCCAAATGAAGATCGTGTGCTCCGTTCTGGATTTAGAACGGGCATACGAGGGTCTGATTGTTTCAGATAGGAATTATCAACCGCTTCCATCTGGCTCTGTGCCATGTCTAGCTGCTTCTCAACCCTAGCCTCAACTTTTTCGATGGCGTTTTGACATAACAATAAGCCACCTACCTCAATGCCGTCTTGAAATCTCGAATCAATATCGGACACGATTTGAAGGTTCGGATGATCCTCTTTACGAACAGGTGTCCAACCTTCACGAAATCTGGAAGAAACGTTCTTGTTATCCGTAGTACCCAAGGTAGAGGTGCGAATCCAGCGATAGCTAATGCCAGCGCGAGGTTCGGGGGTCGGTAACATTGTCGGTCTTTCCCATGACACTTTGCGTTTGACCGCTTCGCGGTCATCATTACTGCGTGAGGTTCTGTTACTCATTTGGATTGATCCTTCAACATTTGCGCCACATATTGCTCATTCGAGATACCAAGCCGCTTGGCGAGAGAGGCTTGCGTCGAGGTTAATCGCACTGTGCGTGGCTTTTTTGTCGATCTTGACGGTGCGGCGACCACGGAACCGGCCTGACGTTGGGGTGCTTCTTCCTCTATTTGCCCACCGTCAAACTTATCTGGAAAGGCTTTTTTCATAGCCTTGTCTATTTCATCATAATAAGAATCGCTTCTCGGATCAATCCCTGATTGTACAAGCTTTTGATGTACCCCATATGCAAAGCCTGTCATCTCAGGAGTTTCAGGATTCTCAAACCAAGTGTTCTTCTTCCCCCACTCAAGAGCTTTTGCATCGGGTGTATTAGCTTGCGGGGTAGGTTGAGCATATTGCGGCTGCTGCGGCGGCGCGGTTCTAACCTGTGGTTTGTAATTATTTACCCTATCAGACTCTACTTTCAGGGTCGTTAGCTGCTCTTGCGCGGCTATTAGCGCATCGGGATCACCAGACTCATACGCAGCTTTGTACGCAGATTTAGCCTTGTCTAACTGCGCTTCGATACGTCCTTTAGCCTGCCCAATAAGAGTTTCTTCGCCCGCATCAAGATTTTTCCGCAGTTGTTCGTTTTCAGATCTAATCTGTTGAGCATACCGCAGGGCCTCTTCTTGTAGCCTATGGGCCTCAAGTTTTTGCCGTTCTTGCTCCTGCGCTTCAAACTTTAGCTTGTTTATGCGCTTTTGAACTCCAACAGAATATTTATCTATCTCATCGTCAGAAGGCACTTCTGGCTCTCTGTCTTCTGCTAGACGTGGTTTTTCTTCTTCTGGAGTATCATCAGATATTTCTATCTCAAACGACTCATCCACAACATCTTGTGTTTCAGGTGATTCGTTTTCAAGATCTTGTTCTGTAAGCTCTGGTTTATCTGCCAAATTATTCATACCCGTGTATACCCCCGTGGATCTTCGACAACTGCTTCAACAGTATCGTCGTTTACAAGTCGAAACTCTTTCCCATGAATCTTAAACCTCGTGCCTGAATAAGATCTAAAGATCACAAAATCACCTTCTTTGCAGTAGGCTCCGTTTGGAAATCTATCTTTATCAGAATACGCATCAGGGCCAGTTTTAATTACAAACCCTATAATAGAAGCGGTTTCTTCTGCCTGCCTAAGTTGGTCAGGCATGTACACTCCGCCTTCAGTCTTCTCATTAACCTCAACAGTGCTAATAAGAACTTTGTAGCCTTTTGGTTCTGGCAACTGAGTTGCTACTTTGTCGTCAGTTACTTTTTCATCTTTATACATTGCATATACCTTGCAGTGATTAAGGTTCACAGAAACCTTGCGCGGTCTATCCGCGAAGCCCCCAATTACGAAATAGAATACTAGAACTTATTGTGCAATAATTCTTTCTTCCAGATCAACTAAATCAGCTTCAATTAGTTTTAAAGCCTCGTATCTCCCTACAAGACGACAGTAATCTTCCATAGATTGTGCTTGGCCCCCAGCCAAAAACTGCTCTATCTCCGTCTTGGACTCGGATATGCTACGTTTCATCAACGCAACAACTGTATCATCCATCCCCCTTACTTAGCTCCCTTGCTATTTCTACCCCAAGTTTAGCCCCAGCTTGCTGATCTGCTCGCTGAGAGTTATCAAGATCGGTAGCCAACTTAACTCCCAACTTGGCCCCCTCTCTTTGATTAGCGGCTTTAATCTTCTCAGCCTCAAGCTGAAGTTTAGCCGTGTCTAGTTGCATCTTATGCTGAAGCTCTTGCGCCTTTAGCTGAAGCTCTTGTTGCTGCATCTGAACTACAGGATCTTGCTGCTGTTGTTGTGCCTGCTGCTGAGACATCTCTGCCTGATCCTTCTTGAGTAGCTTCTCTGCTGCGTCTTTAGCAAGCCTAGATATCTCTACCTCAACATCTTCTGGTAATGGTTGATCTTCGTCAGGCATCTCAACACCCAACATTTTCTCCATCTCTCTGCGATATTGGAACGCAACATGTTCTGTGATGTGTGCAGCCATCGCCTGCTGTATAACTTGAGCAAACGGAGACTGGCCTACCATTTGCGAAAGTTTAGGATCTTCTGCCGCTGCCATATGAACCGCTATATGCGCTTCGTGATCTTGGTATTTAAACGCCTTAACTGGCTCCTGTTTAAGAATCATCATATTCTCAGTGACAGGGTCAGAAGGTTTAATATCTTCTGGAAGCTTAATTAAATCACCCGCGTCTTGAATACCAAGAACCTCAAGCATCTGCCTATGCAACTTACCCATATCGTATAGTTGCGGGGCCTGTTGAGCCAACTGTAACGCGGCTTGATACTGCATAATCCGCTGCGCCATAGTAGCGGCGTTAGGGTCGGATACAGGTATAACGTCTATACGTTTGTCAAAATCAGCCGTTCTACTGAAGTCTCCGTCAACTTCATATACATACTCATCGGGCATGTAATCGTGGACAATCTTAGCAAGAAGTCGTAACTCTTTTTTCATGGCAGCATGAAGGCGGGCCTGTACACCAGACATCACTTTCATCGACCGCTCCAAGAGGGCAAGAGTTGTGCCCACGGGTGCCTGTGCGTTCATATCCCCTACTTGGATGTCTGCGACTGAGCCAATTCGGCGTCCCTCTTCGACAATATTTCCAAGTAAAGAGTACAATACGCTTGATGGCTCTTTGTAAGGGATAAACGTAATCGAGTCACGGATGGCACCGCCCGGTACGTCCACATCCCTAAATTCACCCGGCATAAGAGGAGTGTCGTCCCCCTTAATACGCATACCGCGAGCTTTAAGCCCTGCTGGCAAATTCGACAGTGTGCCAGCATCAACCAACTGGCGAAGGATAGAGGTAGCCGACTTAGCAAGGCCACCAATAAGGTGGATAAGACCCGTTCCATAAAACCCAAGGCCCGGTAGATAGCGGTAATGAACAAAGTGTAGGCGTTTTTTCTTTTTAGCGTCATCTTCGTACCAATTCTTGCGGATAGACAATATTTCACGAGACGATTTATCTATAGTTACTACATAGGGCCGTGCTAACTCATCAGAATCATCAAACCCCTCGGGCATGTTCATCGTGACATGCATTTCAAGGATCGTATGCCTATCGTCGTTTTCAAGAACTGCGCTTTCCCCGTCAAGTTCATCGTATTTCTCTTGTATATCGGAAAAATCAGGGGCCGGTGCGGGCAGCTCTACATCTCTATAGAACCCTGCCACTTGTAATTCTAGTATCTCGTTTTCCGTTTTCTTCATAACATGCGTGTAACGCGGGCATGTCATAAGGTCAGTTGCCCCGTAGGACACAACAAACTCTTCTGAAGGAACAAATACAGCGCAGGGCCTATCCATAAGAGGATCGTAGTATACTTTCTTGAACGCAGATCCTGCCAGCGGGAGCTTAAACAACATCTGCTCCATCTCATCGCGGTACTCTGTCATCTCCTCCGTCAAGAGGTAATTCATCTCGTTCTGCACACGCTCGGCTTGGTCAAACTTTTCTGGGGTCAGCTTGCCCATAATCTTACTTCTTACAGGGCCTGAAGCGGGGAACAGCTCCCCCATAGCCTGCGCTTGAAACCGTACAACAGCCTCAGTAAGCACGGGGTGAAACACCCCAGAAGCTCCTGCCCAAGGCTGTTGGCGCTCCTCAATCTTCATACCAAGAAGGTCTAAACCTTTTACATAAGCCCTAGCCCAATCAGAGCGTGACTCACGATCAGACTCAAAATCACTCACAAGCTCAGATGCCATAGCCTCAAGGTCTGCTTCGTCTATAGACTCAGCTAGGTTTGAATCGTGATCTTGTCCCATTAGTTGCTCTGACAAGCCACCTTCAAAATCAATTATAACCCCGCCATCTTCAGTCTCCATAGAAACAGCTTCGGGGTTTATAACTTCAATAGTAAGCTCTTCTTCAGATGGATTCTCTTCGATCTCTAAATCAGAAGGAACTAAAGGTTTTTCTACAGCCATGTGCGCTCCGTAAGCGGTGTGTGGACTTAACTTATCATTTTAATGTCCGATGGTCTAGTGTCGAGGTGCGCGACTTGGGGGAAGCCACCACACCCCGACTGGGCACTGGGAGATGCGCCCATAATTATCCTTTAACTTAGACCGGCTGTTGAAACAAATATTATATTCCTGTATTAAGATATCATGGATAACATGTTGATTTGGAACATCGTACTAACTTTTGTGGTTCTACCCATAGGATGGTGGGCCAACCAAATCGCATCTGAAGTCAAGCGCCTCAATATTCTTTTGAACATGACAAGAGAGAATTATATAAAGAGGGAAGAACATGCGGGGGAACTTGGGAGAGTTGTTGACCACCTCGTTAGGCTTGAAGGCAAGATAGATAAGCTTGCAGAGAAATAGGGGGAGATAGGCATGAGATATGTTCATCTGCGCCCTAACAGCAATACTAGCTAGTCAAAGCCCTGCTATAGGTCTTCACCAGACCTGTGAATACAGGTGCCCTAGAGAAGTTTCACAATTTTATTACCAGTACCCAGCTAAGGTCAGGGTTCCTTGGAAACACTTCTGCCCACCGTACATTGTTGTTGGTCGGGGAAGAGAGACATGATTGATCCATTTACGGCGTTTGCGGCTGTCAAATCTGCGGTTGCAGCGGGCAAGGAACTCGTCAACGTCACCAAGCAGATTGGTGAGTTCTTCGACGGGGTAGACGAACTACGCGCTGCCCATGAGAAAAAGAAAAACAGTTTGTTTTCAGGTTCTGATGAAAATGCAATGGAGACGTTTGTGAACTTACAAAAGGCCAAAGACGCTGAGGAAGAGCTTCGTCAGATCGTCATTGCAACCAGAGGTTTTAGCGCATGGGGTGAATTGCAAGCTATACGGGTGCAAGCAAGAAAGGACCGCAAGGCCAAGATTGAGGCAGAGAAGAAACGCAAAGCAAAGCTAATTGAGAGGATTGTTATTTATGGCGGGGCTACAATTATTGTTTCTATAATGATGGGTATCACTGTTGTAATAATCCTAGCGAAACAAGGAAGGCTGTAGTGGCTGATGGGTTAAGCGGGATAGGTAACGCACCGTTTAATGTAGGGTCTGATATCCATCAGCAAACTCAAAGTCGTGAACGTATAGAAGCTCACCTTGCTGAGCAGAGGGTAACAAAGGAACATAGGGCCAACCACACGCATCTGGAGGCGCTCAGAGAGCAGAGATTAGATCTTGGCAAGGCTTATGATAGGTTTGGAGCAAAAACTACAGCGGATAGGCCGCAGGGAACTAAGTTAAACATAGAAGTTTAGTAATATTCCACAGGTCTACGGTATGTAGGCTCATCATCCCACTCGTCTGTGGGTAATCTGATGAACCCACCCTGCCTAAATCGCAACAACGCCATAACCGTAGAGTCAACAAGGTCATCGTTAGACATAAACGGGAACCCTGCCACCTCTTCTATGACCTCCTCGGCCCAACGCTTGGCTGGTGCCCACACAAATCCGCTGGCTATGATGTCTGATACACTATTAAGGCGAGCCATCTTATCCCCAGTACCCCTATGAGGTGTATATTCTTGTACTGGGAGGCCCATACGGCGTAATTCTTGGTACAAAGCTACACCAGAGGACTTTTTCTCCACAATAAACGAGTCTGGCTCCCAACCTTTGTACTCTTCAAGCGCCAGACCCTTCAATTCTGGAAATTCTAAGCGTTCTTTGATGCTATTTAGCAAAATTATGTGGTGTGCGTTCTCTTCTTCATTAAAAAACACACCCCAAGTCGTCAGCGCGGTGTAATCGGCGCGATTATTTTTCTCTGCGGCAGCGTCAAGCGACATAATTATATATTCACAGTGGGGTGGGTCGTCTTTTGTCCATATTTGCCACCATTCCCGCTTAACAATCGACGCTTCTTCAGCCGTGGGCTGCTGTTGATACTGCGAGTTCCATTGGAATGTAGGCATCGACGCCTTTGTGCGCAGCAATGCGGTTAAATCAAAGAACTCAGGCCACAGAGGCTTCTGTATCGGCTTACCGTCAGAGTCCTCGCTGTCCAAAATGGCGGGAAACTCTACGATTTCGTACTGATCTGACTCTGGATTCTTGACCATATCGGTCGTCACGCGCCCCGTAAGGTCGTCCATGTGCCAACGAGTCTGGATTATGGCAACCCTACCGCCCGGCATAAGGCGAGTACGGGCACCGAAGGTGAACCATTCATATGCTTTCTCAAACACAGAGAAGTTTCCGTTAATAACATCCTGCTCAGAATGAGGGTCATCAACAAGCAGAAGATCAGCGCCACGTCCCGCAAGTGCAGACCCAATACCACACGCATAATATTCTCCTCCAAAGTTTGTATTCCACCGCCCCGCAGACTTACTGTCCACCGCCAGCGATACCTGCGGAAATATTTCTTTGTAGTCGTCTACCGATATCAGGTTCCTCACCTTACGCCCGAAGTCCACAGCGAGATCGGTAGTGTGGGACACCATCATAACCTTCTTGCCGGGATTACGCCCCAAGAACCACGCAGGGAAAAAGATACTCACAAGCTGCGATTTACCATGTCGCGGCGGGATGTTTACACATATACGGTCTTTATCACCCTGCTCAATGTCCATCAGCATGTCTGCGAGGATGCGGTGGTGCTTTCCGACCTTATAATCTGGCTGCATCCGTTTACAAAACTCTATCAGATCATCTTTGGCATTGTCGTTACGCTGCCTGTTCGCCAGCTCATCGACCATCTTGTCGATCTCTGCGACCTCTTCAGGACTAAACTGGTCGAGGTTGTCCAGCATAGTCTGTATATCTTCTGGGGAGAAGTCTAAGTTTTTTGCAACAGTGGTAAGATCTTTAGGCATCGGGAGGCCCCAGTGTATCATCCAACGATATGACCGGGGCCTCCACGACTACTGCGTCCTCTACATCAGAATCGGCTGGGTCTATAAGTTTAGCCAGTTTCCCACGTAGTTTCTCTTTGATGTCGTCTGTAGTCTGGTGCGTTATTGTAACTTCAGACTTCTCTGCAAACAACCCCACATCGCTGATCTTACCAAGCAGCTCCAAAGCACGTATACGCACCCGTGGGTCGGGGTTCTCTGTCTCCTCAATCAGTTTGTTCGTGACGAGGTGCCTCACCTGCGTAGCACTCTGCACAACAGAATGCCCAAAATCTCTTAGGATCTTGTCTGTCAGTAGGAGGGTAGCGGGTGGGGTACGTGATATATTCCTAAGCGTAGCCTTCTTTGAAGTACGCACAGGATCGGCAGCATATGCCATACTGATCTCCGAAGCGTTATCCCTGTCCTCTGCGGTTATGCCTATTTCTAACCCGTGGGCATGTAGATGTTTAGCGGTCTCGGCAGCAGCTTCAGCTTTGCCGGTAAGGTCTTTGGGTGGGGGCACGTCTTTGATTGGCACCCCCCGCTCTGGTGTTATTTGTAATGCCATATGTAGTATTTAGACGAATATTATAATTATTTCAATCTCCTCACGTTTGAGGTGTGGTTACTGGGTATAACGGCAGGGTGGGGGTGGGGTTTAGCCGACACAGGTAAATAACGCCGAAACCGCTTAACCTGTACTCTTCTTCAAAGGCCGATTTCGTTGAAACTCAAAATATTTGTGCAGATTAGTATGTATAAGTAGATATGTGTGACGCGCTGTAGAGGGGGGTCGGGGGTAGGTGGGGGTTAGCTAGTCAGCTAATTGCTGATATTTACTGCCATTTGCTGCCATTTACTTGCGTTTGCCGGTGTTTTCCGTATACTGGTTGGCAGAGAAAGGGATTGGCCCTATCTCGCAAAGTTAGCCAAGCGGCTAACACATTCCTTGAAGGGGAAATACTATGACTGAACTATCTGTAAACAAAAAAGCAATCAACGCGGCTGCTGCGGTTGATACTGCAAACACTAACACGATCGCGGCGCAAGCCTCGCGGGCTGAAGCCTCGGCGCTGTTCTTTGTGCCTGCCGCTAATCTCGGCGCAGACTATACAATGCTCGCCAAGCCTACGGGCGACGACGCAAAGAATAATCTCTGGGTTGCCACGCGGCAATGGGCTTACGATGTATGCGCAACAGTGTTGGCCGGTGAAGCCGGTCTAGCGTTCTTGAATGATGCTACCACGACCGGCAAAGCTGAGATGGCTATCACGCAGGGGCGGATGAAAGGCCAGACGCGGGATAAAAAGTATATCCAGCAACAAGTCGGCAAGCTTATCGGTCTTATCAAGGCGGATCTTAAAAAGGCTGCTGACAAGCCAAGCGATGGCGCTAGCGATGCTGTCGAGCGTACTGACTGCGACAGGTTCCTTGATGCCATTGCCAAAGCTGCAAAGCAATGCAGCAAGGCAAAGCCTGATAATTCGATCCCGACAGAATATGTCGAGGCGTTCAATGAAATGATGGCGAAACTCAAGTAACCATCAACGGTGCCAGCCAATGGCTGGCACCACTAACACTCACATGAAAGATAATGATATGAAAATCCCTTATTATAAAAATGAAACATTGGCCGATATGTTGTTAGACGTTGAAGCCGCTAAATCAACAATACACGGCCAGATGAAAAACTTATATGCCGCAAAGCACGATTTACAGCTCGCTCTTGCACAAGTAGAAAACGCAATGCGTATAGATCATGAAAGCATACGCCTTGAAATACATGGGTGTGATGATGATCCAACCGATGTTGTAGATGCGCTTGATATGTAATCCCACGCCTCGACCGGAAACGGTCGGGGCTTTTTTGTGCCCCGCGACACCAGTTATTTCGATGCCAGTTATGATACCAGTTCTGTGTATTAGCGGTGAGCGGTGAGCGACACAGAGCGAGCTGTCGTCACGCGATGTTGTACGTTGGAGTCTTGTCCCACACAAGTTGCAGTTAGCTGCACGGCTAACTCTATCTGGGCGATGCCAGTTATTTTATGAGCGGTGAGCGGTGAGCGATTTGCATAAGTCATTGAAAATAAAGTAATGTTCCCAATGTTCCAAAATGGTTTTTAAGAATGGAACAATTAACCTATTGATTTTAAAGCAATGTTCCTAATGTTCCAAATGTTCCGTTAAATATTACTACACTTCCATGTGACCCTTCCCTCCCCTTATGCAGCATATTCCATCCAACACCATTATACCCCTGTAGTACCCTAAAATCGCGGAACATTGGAACATTGCTTTAATAACAAAGACTTACAACGGAACATTACCCATTTTGCTACGGAACATTAGGAACATTACTTTGTTTTCAATAAGTTAGCCCATCAGCTAACCCCGACCCCACATGCCACACTACTCACATCTACACACAGTTACTCACCTAATAACGGAACATTACTAATCAAAATACATTTACTCACAACAAGATAAGTATTGACACGTTTACTTATATATGCTATATTTGTGGTACGTTCACTTTTGCAACGAGGATCAGTCATGTCTTACAACACCGAAACAGTTAGCCGGTCAGCTAACACTCTGCCTACCGGCCGAACCACCAACCAAACCAACGGCCTAACACGCGACGAGGCACAAGCCATCGAAGAATACCTTTTCCAAACCCGCGGCTTTGGGGTGCGTGTCATGCCAACCAAAGCTCGCGCTCTTGTCGAGCGTATGCCCGCAACCTACGACCCCGCGCCATCCTATCGCGCAATCAACAAGCGTGACATTCACGCCCGCAAGCGTTGGGGTGACGAGTGATGGCGAGGATAGGCGCATTTACAATGGACGGTACACGGATGCTAACCTGCCGATCATGCGGCGAGGATACGCTACACCCCGAGCGTTACAACATCGGGTATAATTACTGCATGGACTGCGGAGACTTCCGCGCCCGTGAAGAACGCGCAGGTTGGTGCATCGCACCTATCGCGCACAAGCAAGGGGCTACCCTTGTGACAAACCGCAACGACCTCAAAGGTCTCAATAAATACACTGGAGAATAATTATGAATATGATGAAAGGGATTGATGGAGTTAGCCACACAGCTAACCCCAAGCGTTGGGCCGAGGATGTCATACTCGCTTCCACCGCGCCCAACGCAGATGACATTGTTTCGATTTCATCCGCTGCGTTGTTGGTCAGTATGACCATATCAAACTGGGCAGGCCGCAAGTTGGATCGCAAAGCGTCTGCCGAAGTATCGGACGCTAACGCCGCCGAGCGCGGTGTGGCTAACGTCAACAAAAAGCTATTGGGTAACAACGAGTACCTAAAAGCAATACAGACGCATGTATCTGCGGCGCGTGACATGCACACACGCATGACGATGCCTTGGGGTAAGACGGGTTGGCAGCTATGCCCGACCGCGCAGTATTTCAAATACACCGAAGCAATGACGGGTATGCAGAACAAGTTCTATGAGTTGGTTCAAGAGTTCTTGGATAACTATGAGCAGGCTGTCGAGGACGCGCACTTGTTCTTGGGTGATCTTGCAAACCCTGACGACTATCCAAGCCTAGAGAAGTTGTCACGCAAGTTCTCATTCACCCTCGATGAAATGCCACTGCCTACCTCTGGCGACTTCCGCTTGGACATCGCTAACGAAGGAATTAGCCAGTTGGCTAACAAGTACGAGAAGTTCTACACCACGCAGTTCGAGACTGCGATGGGTGACATATGGAAGCGTACCTATGACGCGCTGTCTAACATGTCGGAGCGCCTCGACTACGAGACCGATATCGTAGAATACGTGGACGATGCGGGGCGTACCAAGCGCCGCAAGGTCGGAGCCAAAACATTCCGCGATACGCTTGTGTCCAACGTGACCGAGATGGTCGGACTGCTCAAAGTTAGCAACGTAGCTAACTCCCCCCACATGACTGCTATGGCTGAACGTCTGGAAGATGCGATGCTAGGAGTCACACCCGCTGCCCTGCGTGACGACGAGTCGCTGCGCAAGCAGACAAAAGCCGAAGTAGATGCAGCCATCGCTGCGCTGCCAACACTAGACATATAAACAGATTGGAGAAACCTCATGTCAACTAACACAATGTATGCACTGAGCATCGAAGAAATCGCTAACGCCATTGCAATCCAAGTTCCTCTGCCACCAGAGGACAAGACAACCATAATCGTCGAGGGCGAGATGGGCAGCGGCAAGTCATCAATCCTCAAGGTGTTGGCCGAGGATCTACCTGACCACAAGGCGATCTATTTCGACTGCACGACTAAGGCCGATGCGGGCGACCTGATGTTGCCGAAGTTCAAGGATTTGGAAGGCAACGACTATGTTAGCTTTGCGACTAACGAGGAGCTTGGTATGCACCTCAAGGATACGCCGCTCATTATTATGATCGACGAGGCGGGCAAGAACCGCGCTATCCAGAACCCGCTCAATCGTTTGTTCCAAGAGCGAATGATCGGTATGCATGAGCTACACCCAGAGAGCGTTGTCTTTGCGACGACTAACCTTGGGTTCGAGAATGTGGGCGACACGTTCCTGCCGCATACTTGCAACCGCGTTACATTCGTGCGGATGCGCAAGCCGAATGCGATAGAGTGGATCGAACACATGATCAACCTTAAAGCTGATCACGTCACGCTTGCATGGGTCAAGGACAACCCGCAGGTGTTGGCATCGTCTGACGATGTGAAAGACCCCGAGGATAACGTCTACATCAACCACCCCAAAGCGCAGGGGCGTCGATCGTTCTGCACAGCGAGGTCTATGCACAAGGCGTCAAACTACATGAAGATGCGCGACAAGCTCAATGACAAGTCTCTGACCGCGCTGCTCATTGGTACGATTGGTATGCGTGGCGGCATGGATCTGATGGCTCACCTCAAGTTAGCCGATCAGCTACCTAGTTTGGAGTCGATCAAATCCGATCCCAAAAACGCCAAGGTTCCAACCACAGCGGCAGGTATCTGTATGGTGGTCTATCGGACATTGGCAGCTATCGAACAAGACTGGCTCAACTCTTGGATGGACTATATGGCGCGGCTAGATGCCGAGGCGCAAGGTATGTTTGCCAATGGTGTCCGTGCGCCAAGATACAGCAAGCAGGCGATGGTCATGCAGAACCGCAAGTTCACGCAGTGGGCAGCGGATAACTCGCATATGTTTTCATCAGATCAATAAGGAGAATAGCAGATGAAAGGGAAAAGAGTAAAAAATGCAGGGAAAAAGAAATTAGCGATTGGCAAGCCGGTCGAAGACATAGACCCATCATATCTGGAAGAAATTTTAGAGAACCCAGAAACAGTAAACCGTGCAACCCGCCGCGCTGCGGCAAGCATGAAGCGTAAGCAAAAGGAGGATTGATATGACCACTATCAACCATGAAGTGAACGAGATGATCCAACTAGAGGAAGACACTTACAACGTTATTGTCGATCTCAAAGCTATGTTGGAACACTACGTTTCAGGTCGCGCAGGCAACAGTTCGACGAGAACACAAGCGTTAGTAACCATAAAAGAAGCAAATGAATTATTGAAAAAACTAAGGGAGGTTTAAACAATGTTACAGTTAGGCGGTAAGCTAACCGAGGAGCAGCGGCTCGAAAAAGCCGTTGTTCAAATCATGCACAAACAACCTGCCATTGGCGGGTTGGTTATGTTGGGCAAGCGTGTTGTATGTGACAAGACACGCACGGCATGTACCGATGGACGTGACGAGTGGTATGGGCGTGAGTTTGTACGCGGCCTGAACGACAAGCAGCTACGCTTTCTCGTTCTGCATGAGATGTATCACAAGATGTATCGTCACTTGATTACGTGGCGGCATCTCTGGAAGAAGTGTTCCGACACAGCCAACCGTGCGATGGACTATGAAATCAACATCAAGATACTCGACGAGTATGGAGAGTTCGTGGAGTGGATCGAAGGCGGCTGTCTCGACGAGACCTATCGTGGTTGGGGCACAGCTAAAATATTTGACGACATCTACAAGAAGCGCAAAGAACGCGAAGGCGGTGAAAGCGGTGACGGTGAAGGCGGCGGTGGCGATGGTGGCGGCGATGGTGACGGTGAACCATTCGACGATCACGACTGGGAAAGTGCTAAGGAGATGACCGAGGAGGAGAAGCGCGAGCTAGAGCGTGAGATCGACGAGGCAATCCGTCAGGGCAACATCGTGGCAGGCAAAACCGGAAGCGGTGGCAGTCGTGACATGGAGGAGTTGTTGCAGCCCAAGGTCGATTGGAGAGAACCGTTCCGCGAGTTCTTCATGGCTACCTGTGCGGGTAACGACAATTCGACGTGGCGTAAGCCCAAGCGTAGGTTCATTGCACAAAACGTGTATCTGCCATCGACGTTCAGCGAGACCATTGGCGAGTTGATACTTGGCATCGACACGTCAGGCTCGACATTCGCGCCGGGGGTGTTGCCTGCGTTTATGACCGAGACGAAATCCATCTGCGATATGCTACGCCCCGAGCGGGTTCGCATCTTGTATTGGGACACAGCGATCTGTCGTGCTGAAGTGTACGAGCAGTACGAGTTGGACAACATGATACACACCACGCAGCCCGAAGGCGGTGGCGGCACGGACGTTAGCTGTGTGGCTAACTACATCGCAGAGCATAAGCTCGACCCGCAAGCTATCGTGTTGTTGACCGATGGGTATCTATTCGGAGGCTGGGGCAACTGGCATCATCCGACCCTGTGGTGCGTGTTGGACAATGCGAGTGCGCGTCCGACCAACGGCAAAACAATTCACATCAAATCGGAGGATATGTGATGGATGATTGGCGCGACATAGAAGGGAAAAGTGGGTGCTACTGCGTGATCTGCCATGAAGGTGTCAAAGAAGAATACTTCGACAAAAGTGGTGGTGTATGTGGGAATTGTGATTGGGATGACCCTGTGTTGGGTCAATCCTTTGAAGAGGAAGGAACCAGATGAAGTATAAAGTGTTTAGAAGTTACACAGTATGCGAGATGCATGTGGTGGAAGCCGATGACGAAGATGCCGCAATTAATTTAGTTGAAGGTGATATCGAAGACTATTTCGTTAAGAGTTACGATGGTGACTACGACCGCGATGAAAACCATAAAATTATCTATAATGTGGAGGAAGTATTAGGTGAATAATATTTTTGTAGATAACCCGTTCATCCGCTGCCCCGAATGTAGCGGAGAAGGGGAGGTAAGCGCAGAGCGAGCAGTCTGCATGAGTAACGACAACCCATATGGGTACTTGGAAGAGTACAAACGAGAGTGCGATAATTGTGGGGGGCTTGGCGAAATCGAAAGGGATTATGATGATTGAATTTTTTACAGCTTTGATTTGGATTTTGTGGAGGGAGTGTGATGGATAATTTTAAATTTGATGCAGATGAATCGTTTAATGCCGCGTTAAAAACTATGGGCCGATTTTTGGAAGATCATAACGAGGAAGGACCGATGGCTACAGTTAGTTTGGCGAGAGCCTTGGGCGGATTGTTGGTGCTAACAACATCAGAGGATCAGCGTGATATGGCTTTAGGCACTACGATCAGCCAATTATGTGATACGTTCACTGATTTTTTACATATGGAGGCTGAGGTCGATGATTGAGTATTTCACGGCGTTGATCTTGCACTACGAGTTGCAGGGCAAAGAAGTCGAAGCGGTGGTGTGGTTTGAAACCGAAGCCGACTGCCAAGCGGTGATGCAGAATGATATTGCAGCGCCATTGTACGACGAGTTGTATGACTTGTACGGCAATAACATAATGATGTTCTGCGAAGTATCGGAGGGCGTCTCAAATATAATCAGGCCGAAAACACGGCCAACACAGGAGAATAACTAATGGCACTTACATATTCAGCATTCCAAACTTTTGCAGAGGTGGAGCATCACTACAATGCTGTCAAACCTTTGATATCGAAATGCCACACCAAAGCGGAAGATATCCGACCCATCGGGGATCGTAAGCGTAAGTGGGAGCGCATCGTTAAACTCAGCGATTACTGTTATGCGTTGGTTGACGGGTATTGCTATGGCGACTCCGTGTTCAAAGCGTGGGGCACCGACAGAACCCCTACCAAAGCGGATACCGAATTTTATGCTGCTGTCGTATGGCGCAAGCATCGTGACGGAACCACAAGCGTTAAGATACGCAACGGTACAGGGCCGTGGAACCATGTCAGTAGGTATCAGTTCCTAACACGCCACGTACCGAGAGGTATGTACTTCCTAGTGTACAACGGGAAGCAGTATATTAGGTACGACGATCACGATAGACATTTCCTAGCCAAAGGTAAAACCGTGCCAAAAGAGGTGAACCCCCATTGGAAGGAGTGGACTAATCGTAAAGACAACACGGCGTTAGCCTTCAAGCTAACTCCTGACGGGAAGTGGCTACGTGATCCAGAAACAGGCGAGGATCTGCCGACACCACCGCGTGTCAACAAAGCGTTGAAAGCCAAGTTCAAGGAGCCGCTGAGAGAGTTCTTTGAGTGGGGCATGACAATCGCAAACATGCTGCCGCTTACGGATAACGACTACATCCGAAAGATGCGCACCGAGGCGTATGACTATTATTCAGAAACAGAGGGCACAGGGTTCATACGATCCAGAGATACCTACAACGTGAAGAATTGTAGGAGTATCATCACCGACCCCGAACACCCGCTGCGCCTACCTCTGTTTGTAGAGTTCGCGGAAACCACAGCCGATGGGTGGTGGCAACACGCCTCTTACAAAGTGCAAAAAGTAGAGACGAAGGAGGATCTGTCAGCAATACGAAACAAATACAATAACTGGGTGAACAAGCACCTTGGTTTCAAATCATAATATAAAAATGGAGAATGACTATGGGATACAGCCCGTACTTAACATCAGAAGCGATGAAACAGGCAGAGAACAATAGCTATGTGGAAAATGAGGTAGCTAGGTTCGCAGATGCTGTGGCCGCTGCACTAAAAGCAAAGTGGAGCTACAAGCGTAGGAACAGCGTTTGGATCTATCGTGAGAACGAAATCTATGCGCTAGGTTTTGTGGGTTACGGCGACTTCACTGATAAAGCCAACGGAAATGTTGCGTATATTGTTCACAGTCGCAACATCGAAAACTGTAGGTACAACGACTACAACGCACAGCACTACATGTCGTTTGCCAAGCATTTCGAGAAGGGTCTAGCCAACGCTACACGCCACCTACGTACTATACCGTGTCACGTAGCTGTGGAAACCGAGCGTAAAAATCTGCGTAGACAGATGCGAGATATAGACGACTACAGTTCGCGGAAGGTTAGACAGTTGGCTAACGATGTCACCGATGATCTAAGTCGTGGCAATAACTCGCCCTTGGAGCAAGAGTTTAGAAACCTCGTAAATATGGGGCATACATGGCTTGACGCAAACTTTGGTGAGAAGATCAAAGCGTTTATTAATTACAGAGACGAGGACACGTCCTCCGGTAAGGATATGTTTACCGCTGTGTATATCAACATCTCGCCACGCGGTACGCAGTCGGCCAACGTGTACACTAACATGGATGGTAAGGAGTGGAATTGGGAGCCAGACCCAAGCAATCATTACGGGTGCGATGTGGATCAGCTAGACGAAGAGCTTAAACGTAAGGTGTTCACATTGCAGATGGTTGAGCAAGGTACGTTTGTTCCGAATGTCGGCTTTCATGCGCTCGCAGGGAGACTGTTCTATGTCGCTCAAACCTAAAATTATAAATCTTGACACCCCCCTTGACGAGACGGTATATCGCATTTACATACAACCTTCATCGTTTGCTGTCGATGTAACGTGTTTAGGCACAGAGTGTTACGAGGTAGAAAACTTTGGTAAGTATGTAAGTGATTTACCAGATTGGATACAGGGAAAACTAGCGGTGCTTATGATGATGGGGGAAGATGACTATGGTCACGTAATCGAAGGCGTAGGTTTTCGCAAAGACCGTCATGTCTTTTACGTTAGCCATGAGGCTAACCCCGTCAGTAGAGAAAAGTTGGATATGTTGTCGTTTTCCGTGTGCTATAAAATTCCCTTGGAGTGTACGCGCCCTTTAGAAGGAGTTGTAGATGGGTGACACAGAATTAAGCACGTTCCAACAGGCGCAGTTGCGTTGGCTCAAGCGGCAGGTAGACAACCTACAAGAAGAACAGTGGCGCAATGATGCGAGGCCCCGCGTAAAGCAAGAACTCTTTGCAGCTCGTGAGGAGTTAGATACTTACGTGAAGAACCTTCGTGACGCAGGGGTGAAGATATGACACCGGAAGCGAAGGTAAAGAAGAAGGTAGTACGCATTCTTAAAGATGCGGGTGCGTATTACTTCTACCCTGTGACGGGTGGGTATGGGCGCAGTGGTGTGCCTGATGTAGTGGCATGTCTGGGAGGGTACTTCCTTGGCATCGAATGTAAGGCGGGGAAGAATAAACCGACCCCGCTGCAACAGAAAAACTTGGACGATATAGACACAGCAGGAGGAGTAGCACTGATTATTAACGAGGATAATCTTGGTTTGTTACAGGCCGAAATAATAAAAATTCAAAATGGAGAATAGATAGCCGCAATGGATATCACACACGAACAACTGAAAAAACTTTTTGGCGAAGTAAAAGAAGTCGTTATGATTATGGAGCGTATCCCGCATAATGCAGGGGGCGCAGGGTTTGCTGTCACTACTGAGGGCGCAAGCTGTTTTGTCGGTAAAAATTATATCGAAAACAATAATCTGCAAGAAGGCGATTTCTTTACGGCGCGTGTTGCGCCTAACATGGGTAGCCACAAGGCGAACACCCCCCACAAGGTGGTGGGTAAGGTTGTGCTATTAGACGGGATAGATCCGTTTGACGAAACACCTTCACCGAGGGTGCAGCAAGCTACGCTAGAGGACCGCATTACGGCTCTTATGCGTGACGAAGAACACTCATATCCGCACAGGGTTGGGGAGTTAGCCAGTAAGCTAACTTCTGACACCGCAGCAGTTCAGCTTGCGTTGCAGCGTATGCACACTGCGGGTGAGATATGGGAAGCAAAGATAGAACGTAAGGGTACGCAAACAAAAGCGTCTTACGTTTTGTGGGCGCTCGACGACGAGTGGTTTGCACTTGACTACGAGTGATAAGGATCGGGGGTGCGGCTTGTACGGTCGCACCCTTGAAGAGTTCATCTACGCCATGCACGGCTTGGATGTTGTTTGGAAACCTAGCAAGAGTGGCGAGGAGCCACCATTTTAAAGGAGAATAATTATGGGTAAGAAAGAACAAAAAGTTTGGGCGTATTTGGTAAAACACCCTAACGCAGCGATTACAAAGGTTGCTAAAGCGTGTGGCTGCTCACCATCGTATGTTCACAAATTAAAGCAACGTATCGGCACACCGAAAGAGGTGTTGGAAGAAGTAAATCTAACCGTAACACGCGCCGACGTTCTCGACACAGCTAAAGACTACGTGACGAAGGATCGTGCTGCGGAGCATGGTGACATGGAGAATAACTTCAACACCATTGCACGATACTGGTCTGTGCATCTGGACGCGCAAATAACCCCGACAGATGTTGCGGTTATGATGAACCTTCTCAAGGTTGCGCGAATAAAGTCTAACCCAAAGTCTAAAGATAATTGGGTTGACGGTGCAGGGTACATGGCTTGCGGCGGAGAGATTGCCAGTGCCTTACGTTCGTAAGCCTAGTAAGTCCAAGAAAGCGAAGATTGGGGCGGGCGTCTATGACGCTCGCTTCAACGACAAAAAAGTAACGCTACCCAAAGCACCGTGGGAGGACGACGAAGATGGACATAGTGACGCTGGATTTCGAGACGTACTACGACAAGGAGTACAGCCTGTCGAAGATGACGACTGAAGAATATATCCGCGATGATAGATTTGAGATTATTGGGTTAGCCGTAAAAAAGAACGATAAGCCCACACGTTGGATACAAGGTGAGGAACTCACTACACGTTTCTTATCGCACGTAGACCTCTCGTCCTGCGCTATACTTTGCCATAACACCGCGTTTGATGGGGCGATACTAGGGTGGCGATTTGGTGTGAAGCCGAAACTGTGGCTTGATACAATGTGCATGGCCCGTGCGTTACATGGCACGGAGAAGAGTGTGAGCCTAAAGGCTGTGTCTGAACGCTACGGCGTTGGAGACAAGGGTGATGAAGTTACCCGAGCGTTAGCCAAGCGGCTAACTGATTTTAGCGAAGAAGAAATTGCAAAGTATGCAGAGTATTCCCGCAACGATGTGGACCTGACATACGAGATTTTTAAGTTGATGTTTAGCGGAATAGTTGGAAACCAGTTCCCACAACAAGAGTTACAGCTAATAGATCGCACGTTGCGGATGTTTATTGAGCCTACGCTTGACCTAGATTTGTTCTTGTTGGAGCAACATCTGGAAGAAGTGCGTGAACGCAAGGACAAGCTGCTACGCGATGCGAACATAACCGACAAAAAAGATTTGATGTCGAACAACAGGTTCGCTGAGTTACTTACAAGTCTTGGCGTTGAGCCGCCGAAGAAGATCAGCCCAACGACAGGCAAAGAGACTTTTGCATTCGCTAAGTCGGACGAGGCGTTCAAAGCGTTGCTAGAACATGACGACGATAGAGTGCAGTCGTTAGTCTCTGCACGTTTGGGTACTAAAAGCACCTTAGAAGAAACACGTACCGAGAGGTTCATATCCATTGGTAAACGTGGACTTCTTCCGGTTCCGATTAGATATTACGCAGCGCACACAGGTCGGTGGGGTGGACAGGACAAGATCAACCTGCAAAACCTGCCGAGCCGAGGGCTGAACGCGAAGAAACTCAAGAGCAGTATTATAGCGCCCGAAGGCCATACACTCATAGATGCAGACAGCGCACAGATCGAAGCTAGAGTTCTGGCGTGGCTTGCAGGGCAAAATGATTTAGTTAGCCAATTCGCTAACGGTGAAGATGTGTACATAAAAATGGCTGCGCGTATATACGGCTGCGAAGAAGAGAGCGTTACGAAAGACCAACGCTTTGTAGGTAAGACCACTATTCTTGGTGCAGGGTACGGTATGGGCGGCGTAAAGTTCCAAGCTCAGTTAAAAAACTTTGGCTTTGAGATACCTGTCGGGGAAGCCAAGCGGATCATAAATATCTACCGCAACATTAACCACGACATAGATAGGCTGTGGAAGGACGCGCAGTTTGCACTGGAGCAAATGACGCATAACGGTCCAGTTCGATTTGGTCGTAGGGGCGTCCTAAAAGTTCTACCAAAAGAGAACGCCATCCAGTTGCCATCGGGTCTTTGCATACACTACGAGGACTTGAAGTATGAAATGACCGAAGAAGGGTCACGCGAATATAGGTATAAAGTACGTCGAGGCCGAAACAGAATTTACGGTGGCAAGATGGTAGAGAATGTGTGCCAAGCCATAGCTCGTTGTATAATTGGCGAGCAGTTGCTAAGTATATCCGAAAGATATAAAGTTGTCCTTACCGTACATGACTCGATTGTTTGCTGTGTGAAGGATGAAGAAGTTCCCGAAGCGCAAGCGTATGTAGAAGAATGTATGCGCAAGACACCAGATTGGGCCGCAGGCCTACCTATAGACTGCGAGAGCGGTACAGGTAAATCGTATGGGGAATGTGAATGAGTAAAGCAGCGCCGTGGTCGTTTAGTCGGATCAAAGCATTCGAGCAATGCCCCAAGCAGTTCTACCATGAGAAGGTGCTGAAGCAGTATCCGTTCATCCAGACGGACGCTATGATCTATGGTAATCAATTCCACAAAGCCTGCGAAGACTACATCGGCAAGGGCGAGCCGCTCCCCGAGAGGTTTATGTATATTAAAGATGCGTTGGACAAACTGAACCAACGTGAAGGCGTAAAGATATGTGAGCAGCGGTTAGGAGTAACGGCTAACTTGGAGCCATGCACCTTTGGCGCTAGGAACGTATGGTTTCGTGGTATTGTGGACCTTGCCATCCTTGACGAAGATAGCGGTATCGGTTGGATCATCGACTACAAAACTGGCAAGTCTGCAAAGTACGCAGACAAAGGACAGCTAGAGTTGATGGCGTTGGCGATCTTTGCGCACTACCCCAAGATAACAAGCATACGCGCAGGGCTACTGTTCGTGGTGGCGAACAAACTCGTAAAAGAAACGTATGAAGTTGCGGATAGGGCTAATCTTTGGGAGAAATGGTCTTCAAACTATGCTACAATGGAGAAGGCGTTTGAAGCAGATGTGTGGAACCCCCGCCCCTCTGGATTATGCAAGCGTCATTGCCCTGTAACCGAATGCGCCCACAACGGGAGTAACTGATGCCCTATAAAAACAAACCCCGCCCGTACAAAAAAGAGTACAAGCAGCAGAAAGAACGCGAAGAGCATAGCGACCGCATGGAGCGGCAACGTGCGCGGCGTAAGATGGATAAGACTGGCAAGGATGCCAACAAGAACGGCAAAGCCGATAAGCGCGAGGGTAAAGATATCGCGCACAAGAAACCGCTCAGCAAGGGTGGATCAAATAAAGACGGTGTAAAAGTACAAAGCCGCAAGAAAAATAGAGCCGCTGGCGGTGCGTTAAGCCGTGGAAAGCGCAAGAAGTAATTGGAGAATAACATGCAGATTGTACAGGATAAAGCCATCCTGCTTACGCTGCCTAACCCGAAGCAAATCACAACAGTGATTGCGAAGAGTAAGGAGTTGTCGATGAATGAAGTCGTCGTGAATTGGGGTATCGACGAGGCCCATAAGTTGAAAGCATTGAATATAAAGGTGCCTTCACCGATTGAGAAACGCTATTCGTGGGTGGGTAAGTACAAGCCTTATCAACATCAGAAAGACACGGCGGCGTTTCTTACCATGAACAAGCGAGGCTTCTGCTTCAATGAGCAGGGCACAGGCAAAACAGCCAGTGCGATATGGGCCGCAGACTTCTTGATGAAGCAAGGTATCATACGTCGAGTCCTTGTCGTGTGCCCTCTATCTATCATGGACAGCGCATGGCGTGAGGATTTGTTTAGTTTTGCTATGCACCGCACCGTGGACGTTGCGCATGGCGCGAAAGAGAAACGCAAAAAGATAATAAACAGCGGGGCCGATTTCGTCATCATAAACTATGACGGTGTTGAGGTTGTGGCAGACGCTATCGCCAAGGGTGGGTTTGACCTAATCATCATAGACGAGGCAACGCACTATAAGAACGCGCAGACCAAGCGGTGGAAAACGCTCAAGAAGCTTGTCAAAGATGATACATGGCTATGGCTTATGACAGGTACTCCCGCTGCGCAGTCGCCGCTAGATGCCTACGGCCTTGCCAAGCTAGTGAACCCACAGAGCGTACCTAGTTTCTTTAGCTCGTTCCGCGATCAGATTATGGTAAAGGTTACTCAGTTTAAATGGATGCCGAAAGAGAATGCCAAGAGCACGGTTTTCCGTGCGCTTCAACCTGCTATACGCTTCACCAAAGATGAATGTTTAGACCTGCCTGACATGGTATATACCAAGCGTAGGGTAGAGATGACCAAGCAGCAGCAGACATTCTATGAGTTATTGCGCAAGCGTATGGTTATGCAAGTTGCCGGTGAGAGTGTAACAGCGGTGAACGCTGCGGTGAACCTAAACAAACTGCTACAGATATCGGCAGGAGCTATATACACCGACGAAGGTGACACCGTGCAGTTCGATATCTCCAACAGGTACAAGGTGCTGAAAGAGGTGATAGACGAATGCTCGCAAAAAGTGCTTGTGTTTATCCCGTTCCGACACACCATAGACTTGTTAGCCGGTAAGCTAACTAAAGACGGCATAACGTCCGCTATCATACGAGGAGATGTAGCTGCGCATAAACGCACTGAGATATTCTCGCAGTTCCAAAGCGAGAAAGATCCCAAGGTCTTGCTTATACAACCCCAAGCCGCAGCACACGGGGTTACGCTTACAGCAGCAAATACTGTTGTGTGGTGGGGGCCGACACCCTCGTTGGAAACTTACGCACAAGCAAACGCTAGGGTTCACAGATCGGGGCAGAAGCATAAATGCACAGTGATACAGCTTGCAGGTTCGTTTGTTGAGGACCGTGTATATAAGCTGTTGGACGACAAGATAAGTACGCACACAGAAATTATTGATTTGTATAAAGAAGTGCTTGACTAACTTACGTTTACTAACTATATGCCATGTATAACTAAGTTTGGAGAGTTTTATGCAAGTTCCTGTAGAGAAGCTTACGAAAGCGTACATTAAGATACGCGAAAAACGTGCGGAGTTGTCGGCTAACTTCAAAGATGAAGACGCAAAGCTCGCTGATAAGATGAATACTATCAAGCGCGCATTGTTAGATCATTGCGAAGAACATAGCGTAGAGAGTGTTAGGACAACGGAAGGGTTGTTCTATCGAACCGTTAAGCAGCGGTATTGGACAAATGACTGGGAGCAGATGCACCACTTTATTATGGAGCATCAAGTACCAGAGTTGTTGGAGAAGCGGCTTAACCAAACCCACATGCGGCAGTTTTTAGAGGAGCATCCTGATGTGCTACCTAAAGGGCTTAATGTGGATAGCGAGTATGCAATTTCAGTGAGGAAAAAATGACGGATACCGTTTATTCTGACGTTAATAAAACCGCCGAGTATTTTGGCGTATCAATTCATACCATTAGAAAATGGGTGAAGGAGGGTCACATACCGCGTGACCATTACATTCGGGGCGGTACAACATACCGCTATAACATTCCTGCCATCGAAAAAGTGTTGACAGGAGAGGGGAAAGCCCAACAAATGGAACTCCCACTAAAAACAAAATAAGGAGAACACGATGTCGGATATGGCGTTGTTTGAGGGAAACTCCCTCGTAAGTAGTGATTTGTTTAAGTCTTTGCAGGATGTCGATGACAACCTTGCAGGGGGCAGCGGTGGGTCTGGTCCTCGCCGCATAAGTATTCGTGGTGGTCGCTTCCGTGAGATGGTTGGCGGTGAGCAGGTCAATGTAAAGAGTGACGGGTTTATAAACGTAGTGATAGTAAACGCTGCGAAGATTTCTCGTACATATTATGCGGGTCAGTATGACCCCGAAAATCCATCTGGCCCGTCTTGTTGGTCGCCAGACACACAGGCCCCTGATCCAAGTGTTCCATCGGATACGCGCCAAGCAGCAAAGTGCATGGACTGCCCGCAGAACATTAAAGGGTCAGGACAGGGGGAAAGTCGTGCCTGTAGGTTTGGTCAGCGCATTGCTGTCGCCTTAGAGGGTCAGATGGACACCGTGTACCAATTCCAACTCCCTGCTACTTCTATATTTGGAGATGCCAAGGATGGTAAGATGGGTATGCAGGCTTACGCCAAGTATCTACGCGCACACAAGACGCCTTCTATAGCTGTGGTAACGCAGATATATTTTGATGAAAGCAGCGCGACACCGAAACTATACTTTAAGCCGGTACGCCCGTTGACAGAAGAAGAACTGCAAGAAGCGGTAAAGCTCAAAGATACGGACGAAGCACACCGTGCTATCACTATGACTGTGGCTCAAACAGACAAAGTACAAGCCGCAGAAACTCCATTGGCAGATGATGAAATCAGCATTGATGACATTCCTGCACCGGAACCCAAGAAGGTCAGCAAGAAGGCGGCGGCTGCTCCCGCACCTGCGACAGACTTAGGGTCGATCTTAGACGAGTGGGACTAATCGTCTAGGGTCATGTCGTGGCGGGGTAGGTCCAATCCCCGCCACGACCTTAAATGGAGAGCAGCATAATGAAAACAATAGAATTTTTACGCTCTGTACTTGGAGGTAGTGGATATTACTGCGTATTTGCAGCAAATGCAGCTACCGGCAAACGGGTACAGAAGTTTTACGACAGCTTAGAAGCTGTTGCCAAAGCCGCAGATCATTTTGATGCAGACGGTTTTGATGTGTATTTTGGTTTGGGTACGCTACGAGAAGCGGGTAGCCGCAAGAAAGAAAACGTGGCGTATTTTAAATCTTTATTCTTGGATTTAGATTGTGGTCCAAGCAAGGAGTACCCTGACCAGAAGCAGGCGGTGCAAGCCCTACGAAAATTTGTAGGGGAGCTAAACTTACCTAAGCCAATGTTAATAAACTCAGGGCGGGGAGTACATGTGTACTGGCCCCTAACAAAACCTGCGCCGTTAGCCGAGTGGCTAACTGTTGCGGAACGGTTAAAGAAAGTTTGTGCAGAACGTGGGCTGTTGGCAGACGCTGCTGTAACCGCAGACGCGGCTCGCATATTGCGACCGCCCAACACCCATAACTATAAAGGCGATCCCCCGCTACCAGTAGAGCGTATAGGTGTGACGGAACCCATGCCTGTGGAGCTTTCGGCGTTTATGCAGTTGTTGGGTGCGGAGTTAAAGCCCGTAAACACACAGATAGATCTAGGGCCAGACGCACTGCAAGAAGCTTTGGCTGCAAATAAAGAGAGCGTGTTTAAGTCTATCGTGTCTAAGACTTTAAATGGTCGCGGCTGTGCGCAGTTAAAGAACGTGTGGGAGAACCAGAATACTCTCAGCGAGCCGTTATGGCGAGCGGGGTTGTCTATCGCAAAGTTCTGCAAGGACGCCGCCGTTGCAGCGGTAAAGATATCTGAGCAGCATCAAGGGTACGACCACGACGAGATGCAGCGCAAATTGTCTGAGATTAAAGGCCCATACACTTGCGATAAATTCGACGAGCTTAACCCCAACGTGTGCGGAGAGTGCCCGTTCAAGGGTAAGATAAAGT